ACAATCTGCTAGCTAATTCCGATTGGACGCAATTAAGTGATTCTCCGCTTGACGAAGATACTCGTTCTGCTTGGGCTACCTATCGCCAAAACTTGCGTGACCTTACGGATAACATCGACGAGAATGGGGAAGTAGATTATCCAGTGGCACCTTAGAAGTTATAAATAGAATTATGGCTAAACCAAATACACGACAAGGATTAATTGATTATTGCTTAAGAGCGCTTGGAGCTCCAGTAATTGAGATTAACGTAGATGATGATCAATTAGAAGATCGCATCGATGAGGCTATTCAATATTATCAAGAATATCATTCAGATGCCATTGTAAGAGTATATCGTAAACATCAAGTAACTTCTGATGATATTACAAATCAATATATTACTTTACCAGATAATCTTTTATTCGTAAATAGAATCTTTCCATTTAGTAGTTCAAAACACTCTACTGGTATGTTTTCAGTTGATTATCAAATTCATCTAAATGATATATTTGATTTACATCAGGCAGAAGGATTGGTTCATTATGAAATGACTAAACAATATCTTTCTTTGATTGATCGTCAGGTGAATGGAATGCAACAACTTTCGACATTCTCTCGACATCAGAATAGATTATATATTGAAGCAGATTGGAGTTCAAAGATCGGGGAAGGTGAATACATAATTGTCGAAGGTTATGAAACACTCGATCCCGATACATATACTGATATTTATAATGATATGCTTTTAAAGAAATATCTTACTGCTCTTATTAAACGCCAGTGGGGTTTGAATTTAATTAAATTTGAAGGAATGCAATTGCCCGGTGGTGTTACACTTAATGGTAGACAGATCTATGATGATGCTGTACAAGATATTGAGAAGATTGAAGAAGATATGCAACTCACATATGAGATGCCTCCAGACTTCTTTGTTGGATAAATAGTAACATGCCAAGAAATCAATATTTCAGTTTAGGAGCGACATCTGAAAAGAACCTCTATGAAGATATAGTCATAGAAGGTCTTCGTATATATGGCCATGATGTATACTATCTTCCAAGGACTATTATCAATGAAGATGGTATATTTAATGAAGCATCATTGAGTGAATTTGGTGAAGCTTTCCAAATTGAAATGTATGTTGAAAATATCGATGGTTTTGAGGGAGAAGGTGATCTACTTTCAAAGTTTGGCTTAGAAATGAGAGATCAAATGAAACTTGTTGTCTCCAATCGTAGATGGGAACAACTTGTTGGTAGATTCCAAACTACTGCTGAAGTCAGACCTCAAGAAGGTGATCTTATATATTTTCCACTTGTAAAAGGCTTATTTGAAATTCGTTATGTCGAAGAAGAAACACCATTTTATCAACTTCAAAATATTCCAACATTTAAATTAAGTTGTGAATTATTCGAATATTCTAATGAAGAGATTGATACTGGTGTTGCAGAGATTGATTCATTTGAGACTAAGTTTGCGAGTAGAACTACTATAAACTTAGGAACAGGATCAGGCACTTTCGAATTAGGTGAAGATGTAACACAAGCTGTTGGTTCTCTAACAATAAGTGGTGAGATTGCTGAGATAAGATCAGATGAACTTGATATAGTTGGTATCACATCTAGTGATGGGACTAATACATCCTTCGATATAACAAACGCTTCAAACGGAAATATAATCGGTTCTTCATCAGAAGCTCTTTATCAAGTAATATCAATAGATAATGATTTCAAAAATATTGATGATGTCGATCCATTTGCCGACAATGAAGAACTTGAATCATTCGTCTCAGATGGAAATTTCATTGACTTCAGTGAACAGAATCCATTTGGTATACCAGATATAACATAATGCTTACGGGAACACATTTTTATAATCAAACACTTAAGAAGTCTGTTTCAGTTTTTGGAACAATTTTTAATAATATTCGTGTAGTTAAACATGGCGGTGTTGAGGAAAGAGTACCAATTGCATATGGACCAAGACAAAAGTTTCTAGCTAGACTTGAACAGTCAAGTAGTAGAGATGAGCACATTGCAATTAAAGTGCCTAGAATGAGTTTTGAAATAACTGATTTATCATATGATTCTGCAATCAGTTTAAATAAGATGAATAAATTATCTTATCCATCTTCTGGTTCATCTTTATCGAGAGATACTTTAAATCAAAGTGTGCCGTATACATTGACGATGGAATTAAATATTATTTCAAAGACACAAGATGAGGCCCTTCAGATAGTTGAACAAATTTTACCTACATTCACACCAGAATATACAGTTGCAATTAATGGTATGAATGGACCTAATACATCAGTTGATGTACCAATCATATTAAATTCTGTTTCTATCCCTAATGAATATGAGGGAGATTTTGAAACTAGAGATACTATAATCTACACATTAAGTTTCTCAATGAAAGTAAGATTCACTGGAGCAGTTGTTCCGAAAGCGGTCATACGTGATGTCACAGTTGATATGTATAATGATACTGATCCAACTTCCGCTCCTGAAGCACTTGATAGAGTTAATGTGAAACTAGCTTCAGATAATGATACTCCAGAAAATTTTACACTGATCACCACATTTGGATTTGATGATTCTCCATAGTTATATTATGAATAAAACTAAAGATGATATTTTAACTGCACTTGAAACAAACCTTCCACAACAATTAAAAAAGATAAAAACTGAGGTAGCTCAGACTGAGATTGTTGCTGATACAGAGGAAGATTATGTTTATTCAAGAGATAAGATTAAAGAGTTAATCGAAAAGGCAGAAGAAGCTATTGATAATATGATGGCTCTTGCTAGTGAGACTGAGCATCCAAGAGCATTCGAAGTTCTTGCTGGTATGTTTAAGACTACTACTGATATGATGGACCAATTGATCACACTTCAAAAGAAAAGAAAAGAGTTGACACAATCAGAAGAGCAGAAGGTTACAGCATCTGGTGGTACTACAAATAATGCAATCTTTGTTGGTTCTACCACTGAACTACAAAAGTTTTTGAGTAAAAGTAATGACATTAGTTAATGGAGACAAGGGATACTTGGGTAACGCTCTAGTCAAGAGGGATGGCATACAGGATAGTTTCACACAAGAAGAAGTTAGTGAATATGTAAAATGTATGAAAGATCCGATATACTTTGCTGAAAAGTATATCAAGGTGATCTCACTTGATGATGGTTTAGTGCCATTTAAACCTTATGAATATCAAGAAAGGATGTTCAAGCACTTCAATGAGAATAGATTCTCTATTGTACTCGCTTGTCGTCAGTCAGGTAAATCTATCAGCACAGTCATTTATATTTTATGGTATGCAGTCTTTCATCCAGAAAAGACTATTGCGATTCTAGCTAATAAAGGTGCTACTGCAAGAGAGATGTTATCACGTGTCACATTGGCACTTGAAAATCTTCCATTCTTTCTTCAACCTGGATGTAAGGCATTAAATAAAGGTAATATCACATTTGCGAATAATACAAAGATCATCGCAGCTGCGACATCTGGTTCATCTATTCGTGGTCTATCAGTCAATCTTCTTTTCCTCGACGAGTTTGCCTTTGTTGAAAATGCTGCAGAATTCTATACTTCAACATATCCGGTTGTTTCGGCTGGTAAAGAAACAAAGGTTATTATTACATCTACAGCAAATGGGGTTGGTAATATCTTTCATCGTCTATATGAAGGTGCTGTTCAAGGTACTAATGAATTTAAAAATTTCCGTGTTGATTGGTGGGATGTGCCTGGTCGAGATGAGAAATGGAAAAAACAGACCATAGCAAATACATCGGAACTTCAATTTGAGCAGGAGTTCGGAAATAGTTTTCACGGTCGATCCAACACACTTATTAATTCTGATACTATTCTAGGATTAAAAGGAATTGAAGCAGTTGAATATAAGAATAATATTTCTTACTATGAGAAGCCTATTAAGGGACACAATTATGTAATGTGTGTCGATGTCTCAAAGGGTAGAGGACAGGATTATTCTACATTTAATATATTTGATATTCAGAAGGATAGATTTAAACAGGTTTGTACATTTAGAGATAATATGATATCACCTCTAATTTTTCCAGATATTATAGTTAAAGTCGGCAATCTTTATAATGAAGCAATTGTGCTGATTGAGAATAATGATGTTGGTCAAGTGGTTTGTAATGCAGTATATTATGAATATGAGTATGAAAATACCTTTGTCCAATCTTCTACTAAAGCTGGTGGTATAGGTGTTACAATGTCAAAGAGGATTAAAAGGATAGGCTGTTCAAATTTAAAAGATTTAATTGAACTTAAAAAATTAGAAATTGTTGATCATGATACTATTTCAGAAATAGCTACATTTGAATCACATGGTTCTTCATATGCTGCATCTGTTGGTAATCATGATGATCTAATGATGAATCTAGTTCTCTTTGCATGGTTCATATCTTCTGATGCATTTGGTAATATACTTGATATGGATTTAAAGGGAATGTTATATGAAGATAGAATTCGTGAAATTGAAGATGACTTATTACCATTTGGCTTTATTGATGATAATAAACAGAGTTCATCTTTGAATACTGAAGCACATGATACTCTCGTCCAACAAACTAAGAATTGGCTTGGATTCTAGAAATATCAATATAGATAAATAGTCTTATTGATAAATTCTTATTATGCATCTATCTTATAATAAACAATAACTGAAAGGACACAACTATGAGTTTCATGGTATCACCCGGAGTCGAGGTTAAAGAAATCGACTTAACAAATGTCATTCCTGCGGTATCTACCTCGATTGGTGGATTTGCAGGGCCTTTTCGCTGGGGACCAGTTGAAGAGATACAACTTGTAAGTTCTGAAAAAGAACTTGCTTCAGTGTTTGGTACACCAAATGCTTTTTACGCAGAATCATTCTTCACAGCATCTTCATTTTTAAAATATGGAAATGCTCTTAAAAGTGTAAGAACAACTAATTCACAACTTCTTAATGCTGTTAGCGGTTCAGTGACTGT